AAATTACATGAGTTAGTTAATAAAAAGGAGAAGAATAGTGTCTGATCCTCACGCAGCAATTGACTACATAATCAAACATTCAAAGGAATACGCTAAGGCTAAAGCTGACGTTACCTATTTGTCAGAATTCCGTAAGACAAAGAAAGCGTTATGTTTTCAAAATAGCATGAAAAGTACGATGGCAGAGAAGGAAGCTGATGCTTACGCTCATCCAGAGTATCAGGCGGTATTAGAAGGGCTTAGGGAGGCTGTAGAAAGGGCTGAGACGCTACGCTGGATGCTCATAGCGGCTCAGGCTAGGATTGACGTATTTCGTACTCAGGAGGCTTCTAATCGGTTCCTTGAGCGTTCTACTATTTAGATTTCATCTTCAAAGTAGTCGAACTCGTCAGCGTACCATTCGTCATCATCTTCACAGTACCAGTACCAGATTTCTTCTTCTTCATCGAAAGACCAAGCTATGCCTTCTTCATCGTACTCAAAGTCATCATCAGCAAACTCAACTTCATCGGATTCTACGTAAACAACTACATCGCCAACGGTAATCGTAACCATAATTTTCTCCAAGTAAACACAGCCCGAACGCTGTACGACAATGCTACCAGAGAATTATGACTGCTCAATAAATAGGCATTAACAATATGACAACAGATAACATTAACAGTCCAATGCACTACACAAGAGGCGGTATAGAGACTATCGACTTCATTGAAGCTAAGGGGCTTAACTACAACTTAGGTAATGCTGTTAAATACATATCCAGAGCTGGTTACAAGTTAGATATGGCTGAGGATTTAAAGAAAGCGGTATGGTATTTAAACAGGGAGATCAGTCGAATTGAAAAAAGCTGACAGAGAATATTTATCGAAAGTAGCAGACATCGGTTGTATAATTTGCTATAAGAATGGCTATCCACAAACGCCATGTGAAATCCATCATATTAGAGACATTGGATTAGGTTTAGGAGTAAGAAATGTACATACTAATACCTTACCTTTATGTCCTTTGCATCACAGAGGCAACGAAGGAATACATGGAATGGGTCGCAAGGCTTGGGAACGTGTGTATGGTACACAATGGGAACTACTGGACAAAGTAAAGGAAATCTTAAATGATGAAGAAAACTAAGGCTGCTAAGAAAGTCAGCAAAGTAATGAAAGAGTTTGGTAAGGGTGAGCTTCATTCAGGCAAGGGGGGTCCTGTAGTTAAGTCTCAGAAGCAAGCTGTAGCAATCGCACTTAGCGAGGCAGGTATGGCTAAAAAGAAAGCCAAGAAATGAAAACAGGACTATACGCAAATATTCACGCTAAACGCAAGCGCATAGAAGAAGGTTCGGGCGAAAAGATGAAGAAGGTTGGAGCTAAAGGTGCGCCAACTAAGGCAGACTTTAAGTTAGCTGCTAAGACTGCGAAGAAAAAGAAATGAGTGCGGCTTGGACAAAGAAAGCAGGTAAGAATCCTAAAGGCGGTCTTAACGAAAAAGGTCGTAAATCTTACGAGGCTGCGAATCCTGGCTCTAATTTAAAAGCTCCAGTTAAATCAGGTGACAATCCACGTAGAGCAAGTTTTTTAGCTCGTATGGGTAATATGCCTGGTGCTGAGAGAAAACCAAACGGTGAGCCTACTAGACTGCTGTTAAGTCTAAATGCTTGGGGTGCAAGTTCAAAAGCTGATGCAAAAAAGAAAGCAGCAGCAATATCTGAAAGGAATAAAAAGAAATGAAAGGAATGAAATCTTGTCCTAAATGTAAGGGTGGTGAGTGCAAAGGCGGTAAGGGTTGCATGATGGAAGGCAAAGAGAATGGTAAGAAAAACGGAAAGATCGAGATTGAGATTAGTCTGCCCATGCGTGGAAGCCGTACCAAAACAAACAAAGCAAAGAAAAAATGAGTCACCAGAGTCAACTCGACTTTGTAGCGAGCTTGAAGAAAAGTCATCCGCAATATTTCTCCCAGAAAAGAATCCTGGAGATTGGAAGCCTAGATATAAACGGTTCCATAAGGCAGTTTTTTGAAGGATGTACGTATATTGGAGTAGATTTAGGCGAAGGCAAAGGTGTTGATCTGGTTGCAAAGGGAGAGGAATTAACTTTTCCTGATGATGGATTTGACGTAGTAGCAAGCTGTGAGTGTTTTGAGCATAATCCTGAGTGGATAGCTACATTTAACAATATGGCTAGGATGTGTAACGGTCTTGTGATTATGACTTGCGCTACTACTGGCAGACCTGAGCATGGAACAAGTAGGACAAGCAGGTCAGACGCACCGTTTTGTGGTGACTATTACCGCAATCTAACGGAACATGACATCAAGTCTAGTTGTGATATGAGTAAGTTCGTAGAGTACGGATTCTCGACTTGCGATAGTCCGGCTGATCTTTATTTTTGGGGCATTACTAAAAAGCCTGAGAATTAGGATGTTGTATTTGTTTACAGCAAAAAAGCGATGGGAATCCTTTTCCCTAGTTCTCAGACTTGTTGGTGAATGCGTAGGCTGATGCGCGGCAGGGCTAGTCCCCGTTGTGGAATCGTGAACTAGAACATCGTTTAGGGTATTGCAGGGAAAGCCTGTAACGGTAGCCACAACAAGTCGGAGATCAGTACCGACCACCAACAACCTATAAGTTAAGTTTACAGTTGACTAGTTTTAACTTTACAGTCAAGGATCGAATTTGCAAGCTATCGTAATCTGCTCAACGGGAAACGTAGGGTTACACATACTGCTATTAAGCATAAAGGCGTATTGTCCGAATATACCTGTATATCTATCCAGTAAAAATACTGAGGACGCTGAACTTGTAGATACATGGATGTACAACTCGGCTACTAATTTCGGTGATGCTTATAACGCAGCAATGTCTAAGGCGTTTTATGATGGCTACAAAGAGATAATCATAGCCAATGACGATGTTGTTATTACTCCGACAACTTATGCTAATCTGCAAGACGATATAAAGCTACTAAAGAATCACACAGATAAACTCGGATTTGTGGGGGCTAGAAGTGACTATGTACTTTGGGATCAAAATATTCGTAGTTATTGCGCTAATGATAATGTCTCTGGGTTAAAATACGAATCAGAAGATCACATCAAGGAAACAGGGGTCATTGCGCCTATTTTCGCTTATATCAGTAAACAGGCTTTTGACGTAGCAAGATTCCCTAGCGTTAACTGGTATTCGGATAACATTATTTGCGATGATCTATCTAAAGCAGGTTACAAGCACTTTGTCAGTACAGCGTACGTACATCACGCAGGATCGCAAACTGTAGGAACGGACTTCCAGAAGTGCCACGAGGAACCGAGAGAATGGATAAGGACTAATCGTCCAGATGTTTATAGTAATTATTACGCATGACACCAGAAAGGTAATGCAATGGAAATAGAAGTTAAGTACCGCAAGGTCGAGGATTTAATTCCTTACGTCAATAACAGCCGTAAACATTCTGACGAACAGGTGTTTGCTAACTATTGAGTTAGATGAGCTACTTAAAGACGGATTCGCATTAGATATACTAGGCTTTAACGCAGACGAGCTAACCGCATTGCTAGAGCCAGAGCAGGTAGAAGGATTAACAGACGAGGATTCTGTACCTGAAGTGCCAGAGGAGCCTAAGACTAAGCTAGGTGACATTTATCAGCTTGGCAACCATCGGCTAATGTGTGGGGATAGCACAAGCGTTGACGCAATACAAAAGCTAATGAACGGAGATGTTGCTGAATTAGTATTTACAGATCCTCCTTATAGAATGGATGTTGAAGGTGGCTCTAATCAATTAGTTGGTAGGGCTGCTGCAAAATTAGGTGAAATGATTAAGCATTTATGTGAGTTTGATCCTGTAGCTTTTTTAAACACATTGCCAACGGTATTTAAGAAAAACACATTAAATGCTTACATATTTTGCAATAAAGATTTAGTTCCAGACTATTTACACTGGGCTGTAGAAAGTGGATACGCTTTCAATATTTTGTTTTGGAAGAAGCCTAATGCAATTCCTTTAGGTGGACAACATAGACCAGATGTTGAATATTTGTTAGTTTTTAGAAAATCGGCAGTTTGGAATAATGGATTAAAGGATGTTAATTATTCTAAATGCTTAGAGCATGGCAGAGATATTGGTAAAGATCACCCAACTAAAAAGCCTGTGGAGCTTATTGAAAATCAATTAAAAATCTCATCAACAGCAAATTCAGTTGTTCTTGATTTTTTTGGAGGCTCTGGCAGCACAATGATTGCCTGTGAGAAAGTAGGAAGGCAAGCTAGACTAATGGAATTAGATCCTAAATACTGTGATGTAATAGTAAAGAGATGGGAAGAATTCACAGGAAAACAGGCTGTATTATTAACGAATGATTAACATTTCCCCTTAATAAAATGAA